TAGGAAACAGCAAAGAAGGGGACACAGCCAATATCTTGCAAATGTCACAGAAAGGCGGGATTATGACAACCCCACCAATCAACCAGATTAGGACTTTAGTTCGTACCAGTATTAACCAAGTTTCCAATAATGCGGCACTTTCTGTTTATCGGGCAAATAGTGATTTAACCAAGAAATATAGATATACTGCCACCCTCGACAGTAGGACAACGGCTGTCTGCGGGGCTTTAGATGGCCGAGTTTTTGAATATGAGCAAGGACCAATGCCACCACAGCACTTTAACTGTCGTTCTACCATAGTTCCAGAAATCGACTACGATAACTTGCCTTTTGACCCGCCACCTAGCGGGAGACAAAGGGCCTCGGCAGATGGGCCAGTACCAGAAAAGATGGATTATGCACGTTGGTTATATTTGCAGAACGATAATGTAAAAGCAAAAATTTTAGGGGGCAGTATAGTCCCGGGTACAACAAGGTATGAAGGTGCCTTCAAGTATTTCGATAGGTTGGTACAAAACACAAAGGACCCTAGACAAGCCTTGGCAAAGTTTGTTAGGGCTGATGGTAGCCGCGTATCTTTGCGGGAGCTACAAAAACGATATGGCAAGCCGGAATCAATTTTAGAAAAAGGTGTAGTGGCACCAATAAAAAAAGCAGCACCAAGAAAGGCGGCCCAAGAGTTTTACAGCCCTACTTCATCGCCAACTACTGCGATCAGCCGGGGGAAAGACATTGTAGGAAAAAGACTAACACCACTAGACCAATACCGTGACGCGTACAAAACACAATTAAGGCGCTATGATGATTTGCTTTTGGAAAAAAATGAAATAGTGAAAGACTTTAACAAAGCCGTTAAAAAAGGAGATTTCGCAGGAATACCCGCAATACAAAAACGAGAGGAGAAAGTCAAAGCAGCAATAGCAAAAGCAAAAGATAGTGTAATGAAAACAGAGAAAAAAGGGAAATTAATTATGCGGGAGTTGAGGGAAGAGGCTATGAAAACTTCAACAGTTTCTAAGGCAGAGTTAAGGCGCAGAATAGATGACTTTAGAGTGATTGGTATCAAAGAAGATGACATACTGTATGGAGGCGTGAAAAGAAATATTGAAGAATACGGTCTTATGTTCAACGGAGCCGGTATAACTGGCGGTGGTAAAAATAAATTAGGCCGAGCAATCCCGGGCGTACCACAACAGATAAACAAAGTTAAGGTATCAACGGCAAGGGCATACAATCAGCCAGAAGGTAATTTCAGTATGGTAAATGTAAATATCTCTGGTATAGATCAGTTTGATGGCAACTACGGCAAAGGAACAATTTTTCATGAGTTTGCACACTCAATGGAAGGTATGAACGAGAAAAATTTATCAATGGCTGTAGCATTTCGTAACAATCGAGTTAAGGATATGAAGTTGGTCAGCCCCAAAAAATTAAAGGGTACGATAACCGGGGGATATAACCAAAGAGAAAAAGTATTGACAGATAGTTTTATACACCCCTACGTTGGTAGGCCATACAGAAGGCAAGTAACAAGATTTAACGAAACAGCCGCCCCAACTGGTTTTAAATTAGGCGACACTTACGATGAAGCAACGGAGGTAATCAGTATGGGGGCAGAACATTTCATTGACGAAGCTGCAATGTTTCGTTTATATCAGGCTGACCCCGACCACTTCTATATGATGATGTCGTTAACTAGGACTAAATATTAATGGCTGTTAGATTTCTAGTCACGCTGATTGAAGAAACAGCAGTAATAAAATTAGAGACCAACCCGGGACCGGCGCTAATATCCGGGGCCGATAGTATTGTTGATGAAATAATGTTTTTGGGGCCGCGTTCTTATGATTCAGTTGGTCATATGTTGAGCTTGGATTACATAAGGCCGCTAGACTTATATTTGTTTTTAGTTGATATTTTTGACCAAGAAAATATAGAAATTTTGGAAGGTGCAGAAGATGTTAAAGCTGATGACAAAGAATTAGGTATAATAGAAAAAACCGGAGTTTCCTAATGCCAGCTTCAATGTACAAAATGGGTGGAAAGAAGAAAAAGAAAAAGGGAGGTAAAAAAAGATGACCCCATTAACTTTTTCTGTAGACGGTTCTGACCCCAAACCCGAGCCAGTTTGTCCAATGCCTACAAAGCCTGACTTTGGAAGTATGACAAAAGCACAGTTAGAAGAATATGGCCGTACGATAGGTCTTGAACTTGATAAGCGACTAACTCACAAAAAGCTAGTGGCGTTAATCGAGGAAGCTGTCAATGCCTAAGTTTAGGCGGGCTGCTAAAGACAAAAAAACCGGGCTTCCCAAAAAATACCTTGCGGGAGCTAAGAACAAAGCTGCTAAAGCTGCTGAAATCAAAAGGACAGCTGCGGCCTATAAACGCGGTGAAAAAATTGATTTAAAAGCTATTTCAAAATTTAGGGTTTCCCAAGATGCCACCAAAAAAAAGAAAAAGCGTAAAAAGTAAATCTACAAAAGCTGAGATTATCAAGAAAAAAGCAGCTAACAGTATTTACACACCCGGAGACTTAAACAAAGTCTATTCAAGGGGTGTTGCTGCATTTCTAAGTTCTGGTTCTAGAAATGTTTCTGTAGGCGCTTGGGCTATGGGTCGGGTTAGTAGTTTTGTTAGTGGAAAAGGTGGCGCAAGAAGGGCTGATATTGATATTCACGAATATAGAAAAAAGAACCCCAAGAAAAGATAATGGCTCCACTTACAAAAAAACAAAAAGAAACTTTGAAGGCTCATTCGGTACATCACACCAAAAGGCACATGAATTACATGGTGCGTAAAATGCGTGAGGGCATGAGTTTTGCAAGGGCGCATAGAATGGCACAAGAGAAAATAGGCAAATGACTGAAAAAGAAAAAATACAGAACAAATTGAAAAAGTATGGTCTTAAAGGGGTTAACATACCCAAGAGAACAACTGGCCACCCTACAAGTTCTCATGTTGTTTTAGCTAAAGAAGGAAATAAAGTAAAACTTATCAGGTTTGGACAACAAGGAGTTAAAGGTAGCCCACCTAGAAAAGGGGAATCAGAGCAATCAAAGGATAGAAGAGCTAGATTCAAAGCAAGAATGGCAAGACATATTGCAAAAGGTCCTATGAGTGCAGCGTATTGGGCTGACAAAGTGAAATGGTAAGCTAATATGTGAACAAATTTACCCTGCGGGTTTATGTCAGAAGAAATTAACCAAGAGGCTGCGCCAACTGGTAACAACAACGAAGAGCTACTTTCACAAATCAAGGCTCTCGAAAGTCGCGTTCAATCAATGGACGCAAAAAACAAAGAATTACTAGACGAAAAGAAAAAGTTTCAGAAGCTAGAACAAACGCTCTCCACAATGCCTGACGGTACGGACGTACAAAAACTACTAGAGTTCAAACAAAAGGCCGAGCAAGCGGAACTAGAGGCCAAAGGAAAGTATTCAGAAGCGCTACAGGCCCGAGATCAGCAGTTTAGGGAGGCAAGTGCAACAAAAGATGAACAGATTAAAAAATTAGAACAAAGAGTAAAAGAGTTGGAACTAATAACACCAACAGTTTCTGCTTTGGCTGATATTGTCCATGATCCTGACATGGTATTAAAAACAAAACTTAGCCCGGAGCAAATCAAAAGGCGGGAAGATGGGACGGTAGTTGTTGTTGATGGATATGAGGAAACGCCAGTTGCTAAGTGGGCTGAGAGCCTACCAGATTGGTTAAAGAAATCTGACCCCGCGAGAGGCTCAGGCGCACCGATTGGTAGAAAAACATCAGGCAACCTACCTATTGGAATGGACAAAAACCCATTTGAAAACGGTGGAAACCTTACAGAACAGATGAGATTGTATAAAACAAATAGGCCACTTTATGACCAATTAAAGGCGGCTGCTAAAAATTAGTTGTTGATTTTATAGTTTTTTGGTTATTATAGATCGTAACTAGGGAAGGGCTGCGCCTGACTCTGTAGGGCTGCGCCCGCAATATCGTACACTTTATCACAAGATTTTCAATGGCTACTCTCCGTAGTGACATGATCATCCCAGAGGTGTTTACGCCGTACGTCATAGAACAGACCACACAAAGGGATTCTTTCCTTGCAAGCGGTGTTGTTCAACCGATGGCTGAATTAAACGCTACTGAGGGCGGTGATCTAATAAATGTACCTTTCTTCTCTGCAAACTTGAGTGGAGATTTTGAGGTTTTATCTGATTCAAGTTCTTTAACACCCGGTAAGATTACAACTGACAAACAAGTTGGGGTAATCCTACACAGAGGCCGTGCATTTGAATCAAGAGATTTAGCAGCACTTGCAGCTGGTTCCGACCCAATGGCTGCGATTGGTCAAAAGATCGGTGCATATATTGCTAACCAAAGACAAAAAGACCTTTTAGCTTGTCTAGACGGTGTATTTGGTTCTATAAATGCAAACGATTCTAACTCAGCTTTCTTTGATCTATGTATTGACTCTGAAAGCGGCGACACACCAACAGGACTTAGTCCAAAGCACGTTGCTAAAGCTAGATCAATCCTTGGAGATCAGGGCGACAAACTTTCAGTAGTTTGTATGCACAGCAAGGTCTACTATGATCTCGTTGAGAGAAAAATGGTTGACTATGTTCTTGCAAGTGACGGAAACGGCGGTTCTGCAACTGCATCTGGTGGTACTATTGCCCCTGCATACGGTGGTGGAAACGATACAGTTCCAACATATTGCGGTTTACGCGTGATCGTATCAGATGATGTTTCTACAACTGGTTCTGGTGCATCTACAGAGTATTCAACATATTTCTTTACTCCC